TCGTCCCTTGGTAACCTTCTTGCCCAGCTTCTTATTGGTAGACCTCTTGATGATGTCGAATGGATAGTCTGCCGGGTCGTACACGTTCTTCTGATAGATGGCATGTCCATCGACAATGGCGGGGTGTGTGGGGGATACGTTCTTCATAGTAACCTCATGTTATTAGGTGATAATTCGTTAAAGTTACACGTAATGGTATGGTATGGATAGTTCTCTATCTATTATCTCTTATCTTTCCTCCGGTAAGATATGTCATAGATTTCCTGCTCGATTTGATCGGCAGTGCGGAGAGATTCCAGATTGTGTGGTGTCTTCCTGATCTTCTTGATGAAGTCGGCGTAGTCAAGTTCAGGGTCGGAGAGTACCCGGATCAGGGCGAGTTGCAGGTTCTGTAGTTTGAATACCTTCTTCGACAGGGTCGGGTTTGTGGGTGCACCCTGTAGCAGGTACATCTGGGAGAGGGTGTGGTAGACCTTCTGCATGTTCATCCCACGTTTCTCCATCTGGGTGCCGAGCTGACCTTTCTTGAAGCCGTGCATTTCATGCCCTCGCAGTCGGTAGTTAACCCCCATAAATACAGACAACATCATTGATGGATTGATCTCCGGGTACGTGATGCGACACGCCTTGAAGTTCTTGTACGCATCGTCTTTGTGTGCCCAGAAGTCTACATAATTGCCGAGCTTCCACTTGTAGACAGGTCCGGTGTTGAGCAGTAGCATCAGGGCTTGGTCGTCGACACCGTCGTCTGTAAATACAAGGTATATGTCTTCACCTGCCTGTTGTGCGGCGATATACCTGTTTTGTCCGTCTACTATATTCAAACCTTTTCCCACAACAATTGGTAGATATTCTAGTGCGTTCATCTCTTCCAAAGACTTCTGGATATTGTCCACGTTATTGAATTCTGTACTTCTGTTGTGCAGGTTGTTCATCTGTCCTACATGAAGTTGGTTGTATATCTGATCAGTAGGTGAGACCCGATAAATGTGACGTGCTACCTCAAGTTTGTAAGGATTGGCGGCTTTGTTCTTGAAGATGTTGTTCATAGTTCTCGCTTTCTTGGTGAAGGCCCGGATGGGCAAGTGTTAGACTCTAACTTCCGTACCGTTTGGAATATTCACGTACACAGTTCTGGCTCATCTGTTCCAGAATTTCGTCGTACTCGCGCATCAATTTGTTATGATATGGAGAACCGAATACGTGGTTCCGCATGGTTTCGCGTATATCATTCATGGCTAATGTTACTTGTTCGTCTGTCATTCGACGCACCTTTGCTCGTATGTCTTCTGCGACTACACCATTGCCGATGTAGATGCCTGTTGCCCAGTCGGGTTTTACCTGTGGTGTTTTCATCTTGTTTCTCCGTGTTAGCGTCTAACATTCAAATCCCCGCCCATCTGGCATGGGTAGGCGTCCGCATCTCGAATGAGTTGCGCGGCACAGATCGCGACGGTTTCACGATCCAATCTGTTATGGGATAGGTGGCGAGTTTCTGCATCGCGTCGAGAATGCCTGAGCATTGTACAGTATGGCCGTTGGCCGTTTGCAGCACGTTGTCTGGCGTTATGGTGGCGACACGTTGGCTATCCAGCAGGACGCGACCGTCCGGCAATAGTCGTAGGTTCATGGGGATACCTCATAGGACTAGGGTATGGGGTGGGGCGACACCTTGCGATATCGCCCCGTGTTAGAGTCTAAAGTTCGATCCCATGTTCGGCCATGATCTGGTCGAGTACATCACCCTTTCCGGCCTTTACTAGCGCGGCGCAATGGTTCTTGATTGCCTTAATTCGTGGGTCGTCTTCTGTCTTAACTCGAAGGTCTGATATCTTCGAAGCGGCGGCAATGTCTTCCTGCGTCGCATTGCGTAGGGTAGAAAGGTAAGATCGTAGGCTTGAAGATTGCACCTTTTGGAATCCGTCGCCTTTTTGCGAGAATGAGTACCCGCCACCAAGTTCGATTGGTTTTGCCACCTGCATTTTAGTTTCACGTGCGAACTCGACAAAGGCCTCGACGCCGCTTGTTCCCATATTTTTGAACCATTCCAGAAGGTTTTCCGAAAGGTTGTCGTTTTGAGCTTTGATCGAAGAGGTTGCGGCGGCGTTGGCTTCGAATGCTTCGAATAGTTTGGTTGCGTTTGTCATAGTGACCTCGTGTTAGAGTCTAACTGGCGGCGGGATTGCCGCGCTTTCATGATGTAAAGATATAGACTGTTCATAAAATTAGTAGTGCATTGTTTGCATGGCTGGTATGCGGTTAGTGCATGGCCGCGCCTATCACATATGGCCGGGAATGTACATGTGACATAGTGACGCACCCCGCCCTGCCATAAATCATCTGCCGTGTACATGCGACATAGTGACGCACCCCACTAGTTGCGAACTATTCTCAATGCGATTGCATATTGGAATCATTCTAAAAGCGTTCACGTTTTGTTCTCCCAGCCTATGTTCACGTTTTGTTCTTTCGCCTCTGGCTCGGTGCGGGATCGCGGCAGGGGGGAGGAAAAAATGGCCCGGTCGCATACATACATAAAAGGCCCCTCCCTAAAATTTTTCAGAAAAACCATATTTGATATACATAAGTTTTCTGTAATATAATTCAGCAATTATCTTGCAGCCCCTGCCTTTGTCGGATATCCTCAGTCTATGAGCAATCGCATCTCCAAGGGTCGCTACGGCGACGACAATGATCCAAAGATTATCGAGGCAGAACGCCGACGTCTGGAGGCAGATGAGCAGTTCAATCAGCTTCCTGAGTTTATGTCGCGTCCCGAGGCTTTCAACGACCCGTCGCAAAAACTTCGTCGGACACAGATGACTGCATTACCCTTCCGTTTGTCGCCCATGCAGTATAAATTTGCATACGAATTTATAGAGACAGGCGATGCGTACAATGCCTATTTGAAGGCGGGGTATTCTGTTGGTGACAAGAAACCGTTTCAGATTCGCGGCAAGGCCAAGGAACTTCTGGACACACCGAAGGTCAACGCCTTTGTCGAATACATCAGGGAAAAAGCAATGGAAAAGCTAGTCATCAACATCGACGACATCGTCGAGAAGTTTCTCACGACGTACAATCAGGCAATGGCCTCGGAAGATTTCACCAACGCCAACCGTGCATTGGAGAATCTGGGTAAACACCTCGGCATGTTCGTCGAGAAGGCCATGATCGAACAGAAGATCACCATGTCTTCGGAGCAACTAGACGCCGAAATTGCCAAGTATCAGGGAATTATTGATGCAGCTATCCAGCAGCCAGTCAAGCACTGAGGCGGAGCGTCCCGAGGTCCTCCTCGCCCTGATGAAGGCCCGTGCCTCACAGGCGGCACACGACGATTTCGCCTCATACGTCAAGATGATGGCCCCGCTGATCGTCCCGGACTTTAAATGGGGGCGACATATCGACATTATTTGTCGTGAATTGCAGCGTTGTGTCGATCAGGGAGGCCAGAGGATCATGGTTTTCCTCCCACCACGGTCGTCCAAGTCCCTGATCTCCTCCCGTCTGTTCCCATCGTGGTACATGGGCCGCAATCCTGCCCACGAAATCCTGACAATCAGCCATAATGAGCAGCTGTCCTCAGACTTTGGCCGGTCTGTCCGCGATCTGGTAGCAACTGGGGAGTTCGAGGAGGTATTCGACGGGGTCCGGCTACGGAAAGACGCCAAGGCTGCGGGTAAATGGAAGACAAACAAGGGTGGATCGTACTTCTCGGCTGGTGTTAAGTCCCAGATTGCCGGACGTGGTGCCCACGTAGCCATCATCGACGATGCCATGTCTGAAGAGGATGCCTTCTCCGACGCCGGTCGTGAATACATTAAGAATTGGTACCCGTCAGGCCTTCGTACCCGACTGATGCCCGGCGGTTCCATCGTCATCATCAACACCCGTTACCACGACGACGACCTCTGCGGGTGGCTCCTGCGAAATCAGGGCAATGAGGAGGTGGAGACACAGAAATGGAAGGTCATCAAGATACCTGCATGGGTCGATGACGAGGCGTCTGACCTTCTCGGACTACCAGTCGGGTCGTCGTACTTTCCCG